CGGCGACCATTTCCCCAATGGCCAGAAATGGCCAGGCGATCCGGCCGGCGGTGCCGATGACAATGCAAACTGCGAATGCTCGGTTGAGTTTAGTTGATGAGGTAGATGATGGAACCCATAAAATTCCCCGAACAAAATGGCGAGCTAGGTCCCCCTGTTAATTTCGATCCTGAGCAATCTAACGCCACTGATGAAATCGTAACACTGCCTGTTTACCGGGATGGTGAGCAATGCATCTCACTATGGAAAATGAATTGGCGGGAACGATTGTCTGCCCTGATTTATGGCCGGGTTTGGTTGCAAGTGCTGAGTGGCTCGACTCAGCCACCAGTAGCCTTGAGAGCCAAAAAAAACATCTTCATGGAGGTGGATGATGGAACGAAAAACATTTAGAGCACCGCTGGTTTTAGATACAGAGGAAGAGGGTAAGTTCAAGGCCGTGTTTGCCACGATGAATGTCATCGACTGGCACGAAGATGTCACCGAGCCAGGCGCGTTCCATGATGGTCAGAAAGTAATTATCGAACCATGGAACCATGACTGGAAGCTGCCGGTGGGAAAGGGTGTTGTGCGCAGCGATGACAAGGAGGCCTGGATTGATGGCGAGTTTTTCCTGGACACGACGCCAGGATTGGATCATTACCGCACGGTCAAGAATCTGGATGGGATCGCCGAATGGTCGTACTCGTTTGACATCGAAGATAGCGGGCGCGGCCAATTCGATGGCCGTGATGTGCGCTTTTTGCGCAAACTGGACGTAGCCGGAGTAGGTCCGGTGACACGCGGGGCGGGGATTGATACTCGCACCGTGGAAATCAAAAAGAAGCAAGCTGGCAGCAGTGGGGATGAAGGCGAGGGCGACGATGCTAAGCCGAGCAACCCAGGTGCTGATTTATTAACTGATATTGCCATAGCAGAAGTTGAAATGATTATGATGGAGGTTACAAGCTCATGAAGCTGAAGAAATCTGAAAAACTTGTCCAGGAAATGAAGGGTAAGTGGGACGAGATTCAAGGGATCCGCGACCTGGTAGTAAAAGAAGAGCGGGAATTTAGTGATGAGGAAAAAGCAAAGGTGGAGACCGTCCTGGATGAAGTGCGTGAAATCGAAATCCAGGTGAAGAAGGAACGGGAAAACGAATCGTTGATCGCTCAAATCAACGAATTCAGCGATCTATTTACCCCCGATACTACCCACAAGAGCGGCGATGACCCGCAGAACAATGGCGGTGGAGACCGACTACAACGCAAACAACAAATGCGCAGCATGGGTGAGCAGTTCGTGAAGTCAGACATGTGGCAAGGTTGGATAAAACAATTCCCTGGTGGACGTATCCCTGAATCAAAGAAAGGGATTTCCTCACCACCGGTAGAAATCAAAAACCTGCTGCGCAAAACGCTGCTGACCGGAGAGAGTGATACCAGCGCAGGTGCGTTTGTGCAAACAGATTACACCGGTATTTATGAACCACTCGGCCGTTACCAATTAAGTGTGCTGGACATGATCACTACGCGCCAGACAGGCAGCGATCTGGTCGAGTTTGTGCGGCAAACGTCCCAAGTCACCCAGGCCGAGCCAACCGCCGAGTCCAACGTCACAACCTACAGCGGGGCAACTGGTGAGGTGTCCGGCGAGAAACCGGAAGGTGCCATGACCTTTTTGAAGGTGACTGAATCAGTCAAAACAATTCCAGTCTGGATCCCGGCCACAAAGCGCGCCTTAAGCGACGTGCCGCAGCTGCGCGGCATCATTGACGATGAGCTGATGGCTGATACACGTGAGGAGTTGGCCAACCAGGTATTGAATGGTGATGGGGTTGGTGAGAATTTCACCGGGCTCGCCAGTACATCTGGTGTGCTGGCTCAGGCGTTTGTGACCAATATTGCCGTAACGGCACGCAAGGCAATCACCAACCTGCTAATTAACGGTAAACAGATGCCCACCGGTTGGCTGCTGAACCCGCAGGACTGGGAAGCCTTTGACCTGCTCACTGATGATAATAACCGTTATTACTGGGGTGGACCGATGGCCATGGGGCCGCGTACCCTCTGGGGTGTTCCTGTGGCGCAAAGCTACCTCCAGACCCAAGGCACTGGCTGGTTAGGTAACTGGGCCAAAGCAGTGCTGTGGAACCGCGAACAGGCCACGATCAGTGTCAGTGACTCGCACGAAGATTTCTTCATTCGCAATATGGTCGCTATTTTATGCGAGCTGCGCGCCGCGTTCGGCATCATCCGGCCATCGGCCTTCGTGGAAGTCGATCTGGAATCTGGCAGTTAAAACTGCCTATTGATAAGGTGAATTGTGATGAGCCTGGCCGTGAACATACTGATCCGCAACCCGCAGGATGACCGTGTGATACCGCGTTTTAGCCGGTATCTGGCGGAACATCTTGACGGCTGGTATGTGACGGCCAGGCCAGACCCGGCGGCCGACGCCTATTACTTGAGCTGCTACCTGGAATGGTCAGTGATGCAGCCGCTGCCGGACCGGCCCGTCGGCGCCTATTTTACACACCGCGAGGAGAACCCGGCGAATGGCCCTAAGGCACGGTTATTTGACACGATTGCCAGCCTGGTAGATTTGCGCATTGTGACGGCCCGATTGTATGGCGACATGCTCTCTGAATATGGCCCTGTGGCGCAAATCCCACCGCCTGTAGAGCAGGAGCGATTCACCATACCTAAAAAGCGCAATAGAGCGCTGATGGCTGGCTTCAGCGGATACACCTATGGCAACGGCCGTAAAGGAGAACGCCTGGCCGCTAAACTAGCGGACGCATACCCACAAGTACGTTGGCGCGCCTCCGGACGCGGCTGGCCGGTACCCACTTATCGTTATAGTTGGGCCGAGATGCCGGCATTCTATCAAGCGTTGGATGTACTGGTCATCACCGCTGCGGTCGAGGGCGTGCCCATGCCGGCCCTGGAGGCCTTGGCCTGTGGCGTCTCTTTAGTCGTTCCGCGTGGGGTAGGGCTGCTTGATGAGCTTGACGATGTATTGGGCATCCACCGCTACAAACGCGGCGATGTCGGCGACCTGGTGCGTGTGTTTGGTCAGGCGATTAAGCAGCGGGGACAGGTAAACCAGGAGGCGCTGCGCGACGTGGTGGCGCCCTATACGATCACTAATTGGTGCGCAGGGCACAGCGCTGCGTTCGAGATGTTGGAGGAACCTATGGAACAAATTTTTACCGGACGTGATGATGAGATTGTGGCCGCCGTGCGTCGCAGTTGGGCAGAGATTGATACCGTCTTGAAATGGGCGGCAAAACATATCCCCTACATCAAACGGCAGGTAGCCGTTTATCAGGGAGCCATTTTGGCCTATTACGCACACAACTACAACCGGTCTGGGGCTCGCTTTTTGGAGATCGGCACAGCGATTGGCTATTCCGCCTGCGTGATGGCCACAGCGGCACCACTGGCACGGATTACAACACTGAACCCCAAAAACGGGGAATTTGAGAAAGCGGTTAAGAATCTGCGCGTGCGCTCCAATGTGCATGTAGTGAAGAAGACATCCCAGGAATTCTGGCTGGATGGCGGCAGCGAGCAGTACGACATGATTTTCGTAGATGGCGATCATGCATACAACATGGTGCTGCATGATGCCCAGTTTTTCAACCGGTTGAAACCGGGCGGACTAATCATCTTCCACGATTATTCACCGGATGGCAGTGCCCGGCCCAGTCATGGCAGCTTTGAGGCGCTGAACGATTTGCAGGAAAAGCACCGTAAATTTGACGTGAAGGTGATCGGGACCGGCAATGTGGGTATGGCCGGATGGGTGCGGCAGGAAGGGGAGGCATGGGCCTAGAGCGTGGCATCTACTGCGTCGCCTTTGGCGACCCGGCGCGGGCCTGTGCGGCTGAGATGATGGCCAGCGTACGCCAGTTTTTGCCAGGGATCCCGATCGCCCTGGCGGCCAACAAGCCCATTGGCGGTGAAGATATCTTCATCGAGCAGCCAGACAAGGATATTGGCGGCCGGTCAGTGAAACTGATGGCCTATGATTTAACGCCACCAGAATGGGATGCGGTGCTGTATCTGGATGCGGACACGGAGGTGATTACGCCAGACGTTGCCTTTTATTTTGATCTCCTCGAGGATGGCTGGGAATTTGTGATTTGTAAGGACCCAATGCGTGAAGACGTGGCCCAGCTGCCACGCCATAAATATGATGCAGCCGAATTGGTGGAGATGGAGCGCGTACTAGGCACCCTGCATGTGCTCATGTTAAATGGCGGTGTATGGGCCTTTGCGCGCAGCGACCAGGTTAAAGCGTTCTTCGATGCCTGGCAGATGGAATGGGCACGCTGGGCACGACGAGATCAGGGAGCGCTGCTGCGGGCGCTATACAGCAATCCGCTGCGGATGTATGTGCTGGGCAATGAATGGAACTATTTTCCCGCTTACAGCAGCCGCATCACGGAACCGGCCGGCCTGATGCATTATCCAGGAAAGGCGCGGCGCTGGGGTGGTCAGATTCCGGGGCGTCTGGATAGCGGTGTAGCCTGGAGCCATGTGGAACAATGGCAGGCAGCGACCAACAATGGCAAAAGGGGGCGGCGATGACGACCGGGATTTTGCTATTGGGCCGTGATGACGTAATCGAGAGCCGGGCCAAGCGCTATAAGGTAGCGCTTGAATTTGGTGAGACCTGGGCGCTGCCGTTTGAGAAGACACTCATCACCCGACCGGGCACGGCGATTCCCTGGCTGCTACTGCCGGCAGCCTGGGGCATTCTGGATAAATGGGACGCGGCGGTGCCTTTATGGGAATATACAAAAACGGCCGTAAGTATAGGCAGTGCTTACGAACGAGAGTTCACCCAAATTGCAATTCGTGATCTGCGGGTGCTGCTCCATTCCATAGAGCTGCTCTTTGTACGGCGCAATGAAGCTGGGGTGGCCTTACTGGAAACTTTTCAGACAGAAACGGACCAGGAACAGTGCGACGAGCCACGTCTGGCCTTTCTGCGGGCGCTGTACCAGGTAAAGCCACGCCTATGCGTGCTGCCCACGTCCTGGATTCGTGGGCAGCAGATACCGGTGACGGCACAGCCCTCCGGAGCTCCAAGGCGGAAAATAAAAGCAGTTGAACCCGGTAAGCCGTTGGTACGAGTCGATTTGGGAGACGGCCGTTTTGTGAAGTGCCACGCAGGTGATGAAAGCACAGTGATGCAAATGTTTAGTTCAGATCGGAGGCATGATGATATGGCAACCATAAATAAGAAATCATTTTTAATCGATAACCAGCAGACGCGGGCGAAGAAGGGCCCATTAGTGCGCGTCGAGTTGCAACCTGGGCGCTTCGTGAAGATGTATGAAGCGGACGCCATTACGCAGGGGTACATTAAGCCGAAACCGGAGAAGAAGTCGCGACCGGCACAAGCGGATAAACGGCGCCCACCACAGGAAGACAAAGAGAAAAGCAAACCGGCCCCTCCGGTAGAAGAAGTTCCCCAGCCAACAGATAATATGCTGGAACCGGTTGCGGCTGAGGCTACCGCGGCTGACAAACTCACCGAAATCACCGGCATCGGTAAGGCAACCGAGCGCCTGATTAACGCGCATGGCATTACCACTTTTGACCAGCTGCGCAGTGCTGAGGATTTATCCTTCCTGAGCACACAGGCACAGCAGTCCGTTGAGGATTGGATCAATGGCTAATTTCGCTGAGGTCGCCGACATTGAAGCCTTTTTGCAGGTAGATATTTCTACCGACGCTCAAATCGCGGCGGCGGAGCGTGCATTAACGGAGGTGACGGCAGCCATCCGTAATTACATTGACCAGTATATCGAGCTGGTCTCTGCCGAAGAGATCACCCTGGATTCCATTGGCGGCGTGCGCCTCTTTCTGCCCGAGCTGCCG